AAACAGCTTAAATCCGCGTTAATTTGAGAAACTCGTGTCATTGTTTGTCACTTGTTTTTGTTTTTGTTTTTGTTTTTTCTTTTCTTTTTGTTGGCTTGCTCCGGGCGGAAAAAAGCCGCCACCTGTTGCTAAGCAACACGTTGCCTAGCAACCCGAAATGTTAAACCTGCTCTGATATCACATGAGGAATTAGGGCCACAGGTAGGGTTGCACCATTAGGCCACTGGCACAGATGCTACATTAGGGCCCCGGCGTCAGTTAGGGGGTTAGCAGCGTAAGCTGCCCACTGACACCGATTGTTTAGGCTGTTGTTGTTAGGGTTACTATCACATCCGCTAGAACACGTAGCCCCGTGCTTAGGGGCGAAGGTCCGGAAAAAGCTACGAGGACGCATTGTTTCGATGCGAGCTTGTCGGTGCCGAGTGGCGTAGGTTGGCAACACGGTTGCATTCAATCCAGGTAACGGAGGCGCGCGATTGTGTCCGCGTCGACGTTCACCGTCGCCGTGGCTGCGTTGTTCTGTGCACGGAAGTACACATACAGCGCGCCTGTCGAAATGTCCGCCGTCGTGCACGTCGCCGATTGACCCGAATAGGTCGTCTCACGACCCTTCAGCGACAGGAACTCGTCGACCGAGACGAATTGACCGATTTGCGCCGTTGACACGACGTTGCCGGCGATTGTCGGCACGTCAAATGATTTGTCGCGCAGGACTTGGAAGCGGTCCATGTTGTCGTAGCGGAGCGGTGACAGCACGGTCGACGTCTCCGTGCCCGCTTGGTCGGTTGAGCCGAAGATGAGGTCCCACGTCGGGATCGCGCCACTGTTTGGCTGTTTGTCCCAGATGATCACCATGCGAACGCTGTTCTCTTGGACGGAACCGTTCGCGCTGGGCGTCATCACGAACGTGAAGCCGCCCTTGATGCGCAGCGTCTTCAAACTGGCCTTTCGACCGATGCGGTTGAACGAGCCGGAACCCGGCGCGATCGCGTTGAGCAGAAATGAGCTGCCGTTCGTCGTGCTCGTGTTGATGATCGGCGTCAGGCTGAGGTTCGTGTCCACGCCTTTCATCTCCAGCGCGTTGCGGCGCGACATCATGCCGATTGCGCGGCGCGCCGTAGGCCGAGCGAAGACCCCGGCCCGCGAGAACGTTTGGTACATCGCAGCGCCAGCGCGTTGGCGCGGGCGTTTGAACGGAGCACCCAAGCCACCGAAGTTAATCTTTCGTTTGTTCATTCCCTTTGTTGCAGCATTTCGAAACGAACACAAGCTTTAGAACTTTCCACAATTGTTTCACTAGACAAGGGCTTAGATAGAGCCACAAGCCTTAATAAATACTTGTCAGTCTTTGATTGTTGGATGCGCTAGGCCACAGGCCGACCCATCCTTAAAGCGGGACCAGAGGTCCAGCGTTCACGAGGACTGGTCCGAGAGAGCTCCGCTAGCGTAGCTTAAGGCCTATGGGGGGCGGCCGCTAGGCCGTGGCGCAGCCAGTATTACCCCCCATAGGTGGTAGAAATGCATTTCTACCATGCGGAAACACAAAGGAAGTGCGTGGAGGCACTTGAACCACTTCCGTTTCCGTTTTGTTGTTTTTATTTGTCATCGACGTCTTCGTCGTCGTCGCGCGCGCGCTTCAAGCGCAAAAGCGACTGCACGGGCCCGCCCGTGCCCACCTTCTTGAAGCGACCGGCACTGCCAAGCGCCGGGGGCTTCTCAACAACAAGCTCCGCTTCCGGAGACTTGTGGAAGCTCAACGTCCGTTTGAGCTTCGACGGCGGCGGCGCGTCGTCGTCTTCGTATTGAGACGTGACGGGGAACTCCGTCTCGTCGCACACGTCTTCGTAGTCCTCGAACTCGGTGAACTCGTTCTCGTCCGTTTCCTCGTACTCGAACGACGGCGGCGCGTCGTCGTCCTGCGTGAGGTCGATCACGCTCTCGAGCTTGGCGATCTCGTCGGCGATCACGAACTCCGGTGCAGGCTCTTCGTACTTCTCCTCCATCTTGATCGTCTGGCCGTACGGCGCCTCCAGGCGTCGCAGGAGTGCACTGCAGTCCATCGTCTTCTCCGCGAACGTCGTCTCGCCGGGCACTCCGGTTGTGGAGTGGAACTTCTTCTCGCCGTTCTGGAAGTACCACTCGTTCGGCGGGTGGTTGCTCGTGATGATGATCCACTCCGGGTTGAACGGCACGCAGAAGCCCTTGCCTTCGACGTGCATCGGGTAGCGATCGAGCAGGCGCAACAGCATCGTGTACGGCATCCCGCCCTTGAAGTCGTCCAAGATCACGACCTTGTGGTTGATCGGGTCGTAGCCATCGAACCAGACGGCGCCGCTCGGCGACGACTGCCAGCGGTAGGCTGGACCGACTGCGTCCGCCATCTTGGTCGCGCGATGCGACTTGCCGGTGCCTGGCGGTCCGTAGAGCACCACGATCTTCGGCTGCTGACGCTTGCCGAGTGTCTTTGCCATCATGTAGCTCTTCACCGACTTGTGGTAGTGCGACATGTGGCCAGGGTACTTCTCCCACAGCTCCACCTCGGTCGCGCCCTCACTTGCCGTCTTGAGCACTTCGGCGGCGGTTGCTTTGCGGCGCGCTCCGACATCTTCTCGATTCTCGCTCTCCGTCAAGAGCGCGTACTTGCCGAGCGTCCAGGGGCCTTTGACGCGCGTGTCCTTCTTGTTGCAGTACTCGACCGCTTGCTCGTGGGTGCCGTGGCGCTTCTCCACGTGCATCTTGTTGTTGAGATTCTCTTTGATCCATTTCATCGTGAAGCCGTGCGACGACTTTGCGTTGATCTTCGTGACAAAGTAGCCTTGGAGATGAGGCGTGCCTTCCGCGCCCTTCTCTCGCTGCCATGTCACGAATTCGACGTTCTTTTCCAGGAACCAGTCCTGAAATTTGACCAAAATTGCAACTTAAATTTGAGATCGGATGACACACATTTTTTACCTCAGGAATGTTGTCACGAATTGGGTTGTTCAGAGTGAACATCCATGCACGGGATTGATAGCGGCTCATTAGGGAAGCTGTAAACAGCTTAAATCCGCGTTAATTTGAGAAACTCGTGTCATTGTTTGTCA